ATTAGTATCACTCCAATGAGTTTTACCAAGTGTTACCGTCTTGGCATATAGATAGGCATATTTAAGTGTCTTCAAATAATCCTCTAATGAATCATGACTGTTTGGAAATGTTTCAACAAGACAACATAGCTCGTACGATTCTAAAGTCTGTTCCAGACAGGGATTTCCACCCGCAGCTCTATGATCTTTATTGTCTCTACCATTTTTTATACGTGAATAGCTTCTCATATTCTCTAACCAAGCAAATCCTGGTTCACCATTACTGTTTATTCTTTTACATACTTCAGTATAATCCATACCGAGTTCTGCATATATTGAGTTATTGGAAGTCCAACCATACCGCTCTCTCTCTGGATTAAGTTTATAATTTTTTAGATCTAAATACTCATCATCGTATGGATCACCAAAAACTATTTCAGCTGTTCTTCTAACATTACCAGCAACTACACATTTTCCTATAAGATTCATAATATCAACAATAGTTGTTGTTGTTATAGGATTTTCTACATTTTTATTTAATACTTTTCTAATTTCTTCGTGAATTTCTTGTAGTGGCTCATGGCCACTTGAGACCCCACCAAAACCTTTGATCGGTTTTCCTGCTGGTCTAATTTTTGAATAATCAAATTGAACTTCTGCTGTTCCATGAAAATACGCTTCTAATAATAACTTTAATGATTCTACCCAACCTTCTCTATTGTCTGGTATCACATATTCTTCTATGCCTCTATTTGGATTAGGCAATTTAATCATAACCTCACCAGCACCCTTTACATCAAAACCAACACCTACACCCAACATTGAGGCATCCATTAAAAAACAAAATGGCTTTGATAAATCCTCTTTAAGTGTTTTTGTTGATACGAATGCACAGTTATTAAGTGCTGCATATAAATTCTTTTCTTCTGTGATTGGTGATCCCATAGCCCATAAACCACGGCCAGGAGGTAAGAATTTCATGTAAAAAATTCTTTCATACATTTCTTGAGCTGATTTTTGAGCTTGCCAAGGATTCCAACCTAACTGATGCTCATTAATCCAGTCCATTTGCATTGTATATGTTCCCTCAACAACCCTACGAACTGTCTCATACCATCTTTCGTTTTTTCCATTTTCCTTAATTCGAGAATATGTTCTCATATAAACCAACTCACCTAACCCATTAAAGCCAAATGGTGGTTTTCTACGCACATATTTATTTATGAAATTATCAGATAATGTAAACTTTTTATCGCTCATGTAACAGCCTCTACTGTGTTTTTTTAGTTAAAACTAGTATTTTCACCACATATATAAATATCAAGTAGTTGAATCCTTAAGCTTCTTAGATAACATTTTTCGTAAATATTCACTAGAATTATCCATTTTTTTCTGTTGCTCTTTTCCACTAATAGACATCTCATCAAAAATATGAATAATTCCAGTTGATGTATCCATTTTACATGGAAAGGTTAACCCATCTGGACCAAATCTATTTTTAATAATGTGCCATCTTCCTGTGTTTGCAACTTTATCTGCTATTTTTCTAGATAAAGAAATAACAAAATCTGCAATCATTATTTTTGCATATGACTCTGAAATTTTTTGCGCTTCAATAATATCTTCTTCCAATGCGCTCCTATTTGCTTGAGATGCTGTCCAAACTGGAATCTCAGATTCTCCAGCCATTCCTCGTAAATCCTCATAAATATTTCCTAACTCATGTCTTAATTCTCCGCCCGTAAAACTTCCTCTAAGTAAATCTGCATAATCTACTATAACCATATCTGGTTTCTTATCTTGCAATATACACCGTTCAAGATGAGAATTTATTGTTGTTATAGAGGCAGTTTTTGTTGGAAAATATTTTATAACCAATTCACCAGGTAATTTTTTAACTGCCTCTTTCACTATATCTTTATTATACTTTAAATCTTGTACTGGCAAACCAGTCAATCTAGCATCATATCTTAATCCAACATATGCTTGATTTAATTCCATAGTATAATGAATAATAGTTAATCCTTTTTGGATTGCATGCATTCCAACGTTTACTAATCCCCAGGTTTTTCCAACGCCTGCTGGAGCAACAAAAACTCCTAATTCCCCTGGTCCTAGACCACCATCCATAATTTCATTTATTGATGTCCATGGAGTCTCAACAGTAGCACGTGCACTTTCAGAAAATCTATCTTCTATATCAACCTCATATTCATGACCAATATCTTTTTCTATTCCTACCTTCATTGCATTATCAACTAATGTTTTTATCTGATCATAATTTCCAGTCTTTAATAAGTCTACTGACTTTAATATTGCACCCTTAATTGTTTGGTTTTTACAAAAATCAATGGTCTTATCCTTAATAAAATCTAAATCGGTTGACTCTATATGTTTCCATGACTCTCTCAGCTGTTCAACGATAGAAGCCCTTAGAACATCGTTGGTGACATCCTGTAATTTGATCTTTAATACTTCTAATGTTGGAGCTACCTTGAACTTTGTAAAATGCTCTCGAATACAGGAAATTATCCAAGAATTAGCTTCAGATTCAAAATATTTAACGTCTAAAATATCAATAATTTGTTTTGTAAACAATTTATCTATTAGTAATGCGGCTATTAATTTTGTCTGAAAGGAATAACCGTATGTTGCTAATTTGTCATGTTGAGCCATGTGTCATACCTGCAAAAATATCTAATTGATTAAATGTGTCTCTAGTCCATGATTCAATATTTCTCAATATGCTATATATTTTATCCTCCATACTCATTGTAATAACTTTATATTTGACTAATCTACTTATTGGTTCCCGAACTCTATCTAAAACATCGAGTTTATTTTTTCCAGACATACTAGGATCGTGAAGCTGCATTAATTTATAATTCAGTTCTAGTTGATCCTTTGAATTAGAAATATTTTGGTAAAACTTAACTTCGTTTATATGATCGTGTGAATATTTAGAAATTTGATTCAATGTAACCCTATTGCTTTCAAATAAAAATGGAAGCCGCTTTTGTAATGTTTTATGTCCAGAACCCTTTATACCAGGAATATTATCTGACTTATCTCCCTGTAATACTTTGTACATTATATAATTATAATGAAAAATTCCAACCTCCTCAAACAGTGAGTCTGGAGTATATAATTTTTTCTTAGTTGGACTCCAAACAGAAACTCTATCGTCTATTAACTGTAAAAAATCCTTGTCTGTTGACATAATAATACACTTATTTTTGTCTTCAGTAAATATATTGTTTGAAACATAGGCTATAATATCATCAGCTTCTGTATTATCTACAACTAAAATAGTAACAGGAAAATATGATAAATAATCCATAATTCTGCGTAATTGAAAATTCATAGACTCTCTTTCATCTTGTAAATCTTCAAAATTTGCAGCTCTATTAAACCTTCGCTGTGTTGGCCTTCTATTACCCTTATATTCTGGATAGATCTTCCTACGCCTACTTGAACCGCCCTTTCCATCAAAAACAATAATACATCTAGTTGGTCTAAAACTACGAATGGCATAACCAACAGATTGTAAAAATCCAGTTATGCCACCTACATGAATCCCATCTTCGTTTAAAGAGGGATTTGCTGCAAAACCTCTTATGTAGGTATTTAGACCATCAACGATAAGAATTTTGCTATTCGGCTCAAGAGAAGATTGTGGTTTATTTTTTCTTACATCATCTAAGAGCTTTTTATAATTTGTCATTCTTCAAAAACTTCAGTATCTACTACAATATTATCTTGATCTATTTCGGCTCCAGGTCTGTACTGCATAATAATTTTTTCACAAAGTGTTTTATAAATTTCATCTCTCAACTCTTTATCTTCTTTAATTTTAGGAACAAAATCTTTACCTTGAAACTTCCAAACAGTTCCATCTTTTCTGTCCATTTGAGACCAAGCTCCTGCAGTTCTAACTAAATCATGTTCTTTAAGTGTATTTAACCACCCTCCAAAATCATCTATTCCAGAATTAAAATACATATCATAATTTGTCACTCTTAAAGGTGGACCAACTCTATTTTTCATAACTTGAACTCTACATTTTATCCCAATAACCTGATCAACTTTATCAACTCTCTGTTTTATTTGCCCCATTTGTTTTAATCGTAATCTAACTGAAGAATGAAATGCTAAAGCTTTTCCACCGCTTGTTGTCCATGGATCCCCAAACATTACTCCAAGTTTCTGTCTAAGTTGATTAGTGAACACTAAAGTTACTTTTTGTCTACCAATCATATTTGTAATTTTTCTCATAGCTTTAGAAATAATAATAGCTTTAGATGTAGCCCAACCCTCTTTATCATAATCTGCTTCTGCTTCAATCTTTGTTGTTGCACCTGAAACTGAATCTACAACAATAGTAACTAACCTATCTTTGTCTGAAGTTCTTATTGTTTCTATTATATGTTCTATCGCTTCAAACACTTCTTCGATAGTATCTAATGGAACATATAACATTTTTTTCAAATCAATACCTATTGCTTCTAAAAATTCATGACTTACAGCGTTTTCTGTGTCAATATACACAGCAACTCCTCCTTTTTTCTGAGTGCTCACTAAAGCATGCGCTGCTAATAAAGATTTTCCTGAAGCCTCTAATCCAGTTATTTCTGTTATTCTTCCAATAGGCAATCCGCCTTCAGGTCTATTACTAATAACTAAATCTAACATAGAAGATCCAGTGCTAACAAAATCTACAACTTCTGTGGGTGCACCAGATTGGCCACTTAAAAAGTACGCTACTTGATGTTTTTTAAATTTCTTATTTAAATTGTCTGCTAGAGTTGAAGCTAATTCGTCACGAATGGATTCTCTTATTTTCATCTACGTTCTCCTTTATAACTTGGGACGCTGAACCAATGGATGAGACACCAGACCGTTACACAGCAGTGTTCTACTGTCGGCAGTTCAACGTCCCGTTTGTTATGTTTATAGATTATGAGTTAAAAAGCTGATCAAATGCTTCTGAAACATCTTCAACTTTTTTTCCATTACCAGCCGGTTTTGGTGCTGGTCCTGAAGTATTAGTTGTTACTGTTTCAGATTCGTCGGCGTCATCTGGGTTTAACCAAATATTAAGAACGTCTGTAAGCTCTTCATATGATAACTCAGTATAAATATCAGTGATTTTTTTCTGATCGTTTATCATGGAGTCATATTTGGTTTCATCATCAGTTACCTTTGTCTGATTGGGCTTAACTCTAATCGTGGTTTTAGGAAATGATCTTCCAAGTTCTTCTGCTGATTGAAATTCAACAACGATATCTCTACCGGTTATTGGATCTGTCAAATCACCATAATCTGGATCTGAAATAAATCCAAGAAGTTCCTGGTAAACCATTTTGCCAAAACCCCAAAATCTAACTGGTTGGTCCTCTTCGCCTCTAACAACAACCGGAACAAAGGTACGCATTTTTGGCTCTAACTTTTTAGCTAGCATATAATCGTCTCTGTTTCCAGTGCTTTTTAGTTTGTCTGCAAATTCTACAAATGGATCTGGTCTTCCAAAAGATACTGGTGATAAATACGATTTAGCACCTATATCATAGTGAAAATACAACTCAATAAAAGGATT